TGAACACTTCGACCGGCTGGCCTGTTGAGAATGTTCAATCGACGAAGGTGATCAAGATGCCGGCCAACTTAGGCGTTGCCGGTTCATGGAATCTTGGTATCAAGGCGGCACCGTTCGCGCCTTGGTGGCTGATCGCAAACTTTGATATCACTTGGCCCCCGGGGTCGCTGAAGATGTTTGCCGAGCAGGGCAACGCCGACGAGATCCTGCTAAGCCAGTGCCCTCAGCCGTGGTCAGCGTTCGCGATAGGCGAGAACGTGGTTCGCCGTGTCGGCCTGTTTGACGAAGGATTCCACCCGGCCTATTTTGAGGACAACGACTACGCACGCCGCTGCGCTGATGAGATCATCAGGCCGGCGCCGATACCGGTGCGGCACGCGAACTCCAGCACCCTAGCTGCTGCCGATTACGGCGAAAAGAATAACCGCACCTACCTGTCGAACTCAGATTATTTCCAAGGCGGCGGGGGCGGCTGGAGCCTTGACCGAAGGCGGGCCAACTCATGGGATTGAACGCGACAAAGTTCCGGGACAGCCGCAAAGGTGAGACCGCGTGGGTGCTCGGCTCCGGCGCGAGCTTGAACTTCGTGCCGCGGTGGTTCTGGTCTGATCGGTTGGTTGTCGCCACTAACTTCGTGGGGCTTCGGCTAGACATTCCAGAGTTCTACGCCGTGACCCATTACCACTGTGACGCGGCGATAATTGCAGCGCAGCGACCCGATGTCCCGGTGATCGCACCGATCATAGATCAGGGTGGTATCGCCGCGATACCAGTGCCACCGCAGGCCGAAAACATTTACTACATGAAAACAGGGACGCAAGCCTACGCGCAGTTTGATTGCGCAGAGTTATGGCCGAGCGAACCTGACACGCTCGTGGTCGGCCCGACATCGCTCCACATGACAATGCACTTCGCGGCCTACCTTGGTGCGCGCCACATCATTCTTGCTGGCGCTGACTGCGGCACACTTGATGATGCCAGCAACTTCGACGGCTACGGTGTTGGCGATAATCCGATGAATGTCTGGGAGCGTTCACTTCGCGATGTCGCCAACCAGTTTCGGAGTCAAGGCGTGTCGGTGATGTCGCTGAATCCTTTCGTCAATTTCGCATTAGAGGGTCATAAGTTCCGCGGTCCTTCCGCTTCAATAAATTAGGAGAGGCCCGTGGCACTTTACGCCAGCACCGCGCAGATCAAAGCCGCGCTGCGGATCACCGATGCGGTCGATGACACGCTGATAAACATGGCAGGCAGCGCCGCGTCTGAATTGATCAACGGCTACTGCGGCAGAAGTTTCGAGAACTACGGCACCGCGACCAGATACTTCGCGCCGAACGATCTTTACGTGCTGCAAATCGACGATCTCGCCGGGACCGCGATCACGGTGCTTTCGAGCAGCAACGCCGATGATGTTTTTGACGTGACCTTTGCCGCGAAAGATTACCAACTTGAGCCGCTGAACAGTCTCAGCGAAGGGCTGTCATGGCCCTTCACGCGAATCCGCGCAGTCGATGATTTCGACTGGAGCGTGTTCGGAGATGAAGCCACCGCGAAGATCACCGGGGTCTGGGGCTGGCCTGCGGTGCCCGCTTCGATAAGCCAAGCGGCGGTGATTCAGGGATCCAGAATTTTTACCAGATTACAAAGTCCGCTGGGGATTGCAGGCTTCGGGGATATGGGCGTGGTCAGAGTTTCGCGACAACTTGACCCCGATGTCGCGCAGCTAGTCGAGCCGTTCCGTCGGATGCGCGGTATCGCGTGACCACGCTAACCACGATCCGCACCGGACTGGCCGCGAACCTTGCCACCATCACTGGGCTGCGAACTGCTGCGATTATGCCTGACGCGATAACCCCGCCGGTCGCGATCGTGGTCGCCGAAGGAATCACCTTTGATAGCGCAATGGCCCGCGGCTTAGATGAATACTCATTTACGGTCATGGTCATTGTTGGCCGCGCCGATGCGAGAACTTCGCAGAATAAAGTTGACGCGTTTTGCAATCCTACCGGCGCCGGTTCAATCAAAACGGCGATCGAATCCGACCGCAGCCTTGGTGGTGCGGCACAAACTCTTCGTGTCACCGAGATGCGAAGCTATACCAGCATCACTGCTGGTGATGTTGTCTATCTGGCCGCAGAGTTTGCGGTCACCGTTTACGCCTAGGAAGGGCTAAGACATGGCTAAGTTCGTAACCACCGATTATAAAGTTTCAATCAATGGCACCGATTTCTCCACCTCGCTCGCGAGCGTGGAGTTGGCTATCGAATCCGATGATGTTGAGACCACGGCTTTCGGTTCAACATTTAGGACTCGGGTGGGGGGCTTGAAAGCCGCCAGCCTAACGCTGGAATTCCATCAGGACTTCGGCGCGTCATCCGTAGACCAGACGCTGTTCCCCTTGCTGAACTCGCTGGCAACCGTCGTGATGTTGCCAACATCGGGAGCGGCATCTGCAACTAATCCAAGTTACACGGCTTCCTGCTTGGTGAATCAATACTCGCCTTTGGCTTCATCGGTCGGCGATCTCGCCACCCTGTCGGTTACTTGGCCGACGTCTGGCACCGTCACCCGCGCAACTGCCTAACCCTTCGACCCTTCCATAGGAGAGCCTGCGATGAAAATGAAACTCGATGTGAAATATAACGATGGTGCCACCGCTGCGGCTACGGTCGCGGCGGTGGACTTCGTTAGGTTCGAAGAAACCTTTGACCGGTCTGTTGCAAAGTTTGGTACGGAACTGAAGTTTACTGATCTGTGTTGGCTGGCGTGGCACTCACTCCAGCGCAAAGACGAAAAGCTTGGCGAGTTCTATGCATGGCTTGATAATGTTGAAGGCGTCACGATTGGGGAAGATTCTGAGATCGTCCCTTTGGAGAGTCCAGCCAGCATTGGGCAATAGTCCACCTGGCTTACGAGTTCCACCTTGCGCCTTCGGTGATCTTGGCTGAGTCTGATCGAATGATTGTGACGATGCACCGATACTTGCGCTGGCGTAGTGTCGAAATGAATAAAGGTCGAAGGAAGGGCTAGCCGTGCCGATGAAGTTTCACGTCGAAGGCGTGCCCGAGTTGATTAACCGGATCAGCAAGTTTGATAAGAAAGTTGCGAAGATACTGAACGACGAAGTGAAAGAGGGCGCCGATGTCGTGGGCGCCTATGCGCGGAGCCTTGTGCCGGGCGGTAACGCGCTGGAAAACTGGGGCCAGTGGAATCTCAAGACCGGCAAGGCTGGGACCGTTGGCGTTGTCTCGCTGTCTCAGGGCAGCCGGGATCTTTCGTTTGATGGTTCGGCGGTTGCTCGCGGTATCAAACCCCAGGCAGTGAAAAGTAACAAGCGTGGCGTAGTCGTGGGCTTCAAGGCCCGCGTCGTTATGTCGACAGCTGCGGGCTCAATCTGGTCTTTGGCCGGGTCGCGGAACAAAAGCAAGTCGACCCTTGGGCCGAACCTTAATCGGGCGTTCCCCGATCCGCGTTGGCCGCGAGCATTGACCCCGGCGCTGCACGCCAAAGGGCCGCAGGCTCGCAAAGAAATCGAAGATGCAATTGACCGCGCAATAGCAGCAGTGAACAGATAGGGAGCGAAATGGCTAAGGCACCTATCAATGTCAGCATTGCCGGCGATTACAATGACAAAGATATAAACCGCGCGATCAGAGATCTGAACAGCCTCAAGACCGGCGGCGGTAGCACCACTACCGCGATGACCGGCCTATCTAATGGGATGAAGGCGCTGGGCGGCGTTATGGCTGCCACGTTCTCTGTTGCGCTGATCACTGACTTCTTCAGTTCGAGCATCTCGGCTGCACTCGCTGACGAAAAAGCCATGAAGTCGCTGGAGATCGCGCTCGGGAATGTCGGTGCCGCGCATCAGACTGGCGCGGTCGAAACTTTTATAGACGCACTCGCTCGCGAATCTGGCGTGGCCGATGACGTTCTTCGTCCATCGTTTCAGAAACTTGTAACCGCAACAGGTGACGTGGCCCTATCGCAGAAGGCCGTTGCCTTGGCCATGGACATCAGCGCCGGAACGGGCCGCGACTTGGAGGCGGTCAGCCTCGCCCTAGCCAAGGGTTTTTCGGGCTCAACAACTGCGCTGGGCAAACTCGGTGTAGGCATAGATGCCAGCATCATCAAGTCGAAAGACATGGATGCGATAACAGCAGCGCTCTCTGAGAAGTTCGCCGGGCAAGCATCAGCGGCAGCGGAAACGTATCAAGGGAAACTGAACCGCATCAGCGTTGCAGCCGGTGAAGGCACCGAACTTATCGGCACATCTTTACTGAAAGCGGTTGATGACTTAGCCTCGTCTTTCGGTGGCGTCGGTGGCGCAACAAACGCAATTGACACAGCCTCGCAAGCAATCGCTGACTTCATTACTGGTGCCGCTGCCGGGGTCTCACCAATCGCCGACTTCGCTTCTGGAATCACCGGGAGCACCGGCAAAACATTTGATTTTGCGGACGCGTTGAAGATCGCCTACTTGCCTTTCGCTCCACTAATTCAAGCCACGGAAAACCTTGTCGATGCTGGTGCGGCATTAAGAACAACAAACGAGCAGCAAGCGAAAGCAACCACCAAGCTGCGCGATGAATACATAACCGCGACCGGTGCGATTGTTGGTTTCGTTGCCGCAGAGTTTGAAGCCGAGGACGCGGTTGGTCAAACCACTAACGCAATCGTTACCCAGTTCTCTGCGATGTCTCGCATAAATCAGGCGATGCAAGATGCCGGTTCGCGAGCAATCTTTGTCGCCAGCGCCGATGACACGCTGCGCCTTGCTGCGCAAGACGCCGCAACAGCGACGGCATCTCTCGGCACTTCTTCCGGTGGCGCAGCGAAAGACTTGTTCACATTTAAGGAAGCGCTTGCCGATGTCAACGCAGCAGGGCTAGAGAAACTCAATGCGAATCTTAAGGCGGCGCAGGGTGAGTTCGACGGTTTCCGCAAGTCCGTCGGCGCTGGCATCTCTGGGCAACTAGATTTCGGCAGTGCTATCGACGCCGCGAAAGAGGGCGGCACCGGGATTGTCACCGGGATAGCATCGCAGGCTGTTC